ATCAATGCGTCATCAGTGAAATAACCACCCACAAATGAACTGGTGTAAGTCAAATTGGAGCACTTTACTTTGGCAGCGGTTCCATGTAATGGGTCAACGTTTGAGGCGTAGAAATAGGTTGGGTTACTTGGGTCAATGATTGCCATGTGGCCCACATTAACACCGGCCCATGAAGCAGAAGCAACCAAGGTCATTGTGCTAATTTGATACTTTAAAAAGTCGGCTGGAGAATTGGCGGATACGATATACAAATACGTTCCATCAGTACAGATAGATGCTTGTGCTCCAAAATTGATCGAGGACGCATAATAATTGTAATTGGTTATGTCAGCAAGAGAAAATTGACGAATGGTTGAACCATCGGCAAAAACGACATATAACCATGTGCCATCTGTACACATTGACATTCCGTTTGAATACCCGGTTTGCTGTTTGGTCCAGTTTGCTGTCGAGTTTGTGAAATCACCGGTATCAACATTGCGTATTTGCAAAAGTGCATAGGCATTACTGCCATCTGTTTTCTGGCCTACCATGTAAATGCTTCCACTGTAATACAAGGTTGCGTGGAATGTTTTCATTCCCGTATCAACCTGTTTGAGAATATTGATACGATAAGATGAGGTCAAAGAAGTATCCAATGGTTCAATCATCAAGGCCCCGTATTGACTTCCTCCGGCCAATGAGGCAGCACTAACCAGAGTTCCACTGATGTTTAGTTGAACATCATAATTTGTCCCGCCAAGCTGTAATCCATTAGGAGCATAGGATGCTGATTTAGCATATGAAGCACTGGTGACACTTACCGCTACGCTGGAAGTGGAGGCATAGGAGGCTGAGGTAGCAATACTTGCCGATTTGGCTACACTTGCGGTTCCAAACAATGAAGCAGTAATTGACGAACAACTTATTCCGTTGGAAGTAATGGCCACCGATGAAGTATTGGTGGTTCCTCCCACAAAGAGATAAAGATTTCCGTTGGGAGTGGAATTACCAATATAGAAATTGTTACCAGAACTTGCGGTATAATAAGCATATCCTTCATTGGGTCCACCAATCGTCCCGACGAATTGACTTGAATTTATGCCCACATCAACGAAATACCCGCTGCTGGAGATAGTTCCTTTATCGTTGAGAACAATAAAATCCGTGGACGCACTATTGCTGCTGGTGACATTCTGGATGGAAATCTGCGCATAGTTCGGGATGTTGACCACCACGTTGATTGGAGCTTGGGACGAACCAGTGACTAATAGATTGCTTGTGGTAATAAATGTGCTGATAACATTGCTCCCACTGAAATAACTTGCAGTGGCTGAAAGAGTAGAGAAACTGGCACTTGAAACAGTTCCGATGACGTTGGAAGCGGTGGTAAATGATGAGGTCAAGGCATATGAAGCACTGGTGACACTCAATGCGGTAACAGCAACACTTGACGTTGAAGCATAGGAGGCTGATGTAGCTGTTGCTGAAGTTGTAGAAATGCTTGCGGTTATTGCCCAACTCGAAGTGATGGGATACGTTGAGGCAGTCGTTAGTGTTGTTCCTGCATTTCTACTATTAATTGCATAGGATGCGGTGTTGGAATAACTTGATGTTCCAATTAATGAACCTGACGCAACCAATGTTGTATTAGCTGGAAAAATAATGGTGGATGCCGTATTTACAATTTTCCCGGTTGGATTTATTGTTAGTGTTTGAACGCTCATAAATTTATTTTATTAACCTTCATAGTTATGCTGGACCCGCTAAATATAAAGCAGTTACATCTGATTGAGATAAAACTTTAGAATAAACTCGTGCGTCATCAACATACATTGTTCCGTGATGATTATAATCACTATCATACCGAGAGTTTATGACCCAATATGTTGTAGATTCATTAAAGCCAACCGAAGCTATTGAAGAAGATGCACTCTGAAGCACACCATCCATATACATTAATATGATATTCTGAGTTCTATCTACAGTTGCTACTAAATGATGCCATGCCCCCGTTATTCCGGTGTTAGTTGATGCAAACGATATGTTGGAATTGGCATCCGCCACTTGTAAAAAAGCTTTGGATGTTTCTGGGTCCAGGAAAATTAAAATTCCAGAACTGTTTTGAATGTAAGCTCCCAAAAACCCAGGGTAATTTCCATCGGTTGATATTTTGTTTACCCATATACACAACGATATATCTCCCAACATGTGAATTTTTGTCCCAAGTGAAACCCAAGAGCCTGTTGTCAATGACAAGGCGGAACTATTACTCCCAACATATGAGTTCGTTATCCAAGAATATCCAGACCCTAGTATTAACCCATGTCTTCGATAATTACTATAATCAGTTATATTACTTCCAGTTATATTGTCAAATTTCCACCATCCCTGAAGGTCAGCATCAACGAACTGGGAATTAAGGGTATAACTTGCGGTTGAAGCATAACTTGAACTTATATTGGATAATATTCCCGATTGGCTGTTATATGTCATTGGAACAATGGAGATATATTCACTGCCAGAGATTCCATTAACAGTTAAACCATAATATTGAGAACTATCTGTATCATAATAGGTTTGTATTTGGTTGTTATTAGACACATAACTAGCACTTACAGCCCAACTCGAAGTGATAGGATACGTTGAGGCAGTCGTTAGTGTTGTTCCACCACCCCCACCATTCAAGGCGAATGATGCGGTCAATGAATAACTTGACGATATTGCATTGGTGACACTCCCACTATTGATAACATAACTTGCAGTCGAAGCATAAGAGGCTGAAGAAGGAACATATTCAACTCCATTGCGATATACTTTGTCGGTTATGTTAATGCTGCCACTAATATCAACCGCATATCTTCCATCTGGGAAAAGATTACGAATTCCAACAACTCCATTTGGGTGAAGTGAATTTAAACAAATAAATCCATAGGTGTTTCCTTGGCCCTCACCATCAATAAACACATTGTCGGAGGCATCAATGCTAATATTTGGTCCGGCATTATCCAAAGTAATGGATGAACCATAACCACTGGCATTGAAAGTTCCACTAATATCCATCGAATATTGAGGACTGGTTTGATTAATACCAATTTGATGATTAACTGTATCATCAGTAATGTCAGGATAATTGCTTCCAGTTCCACCCCCGCCATTCATAGCAAATGATGCTGTCAAAGCATAACTTGAAGATATTGCTTTACTTGCGGTATAAGGTAAATTATTATATTTTAATGAACCGTTGAAATTGACATCGCCGTCAAATGACCCAGAGCCATATTTGACTGCAAATGCTGGACCGGGTCTGGTTGTGTCATCTCCGTTGTCAATTAGTTGACCAACCCAGAACGAAGATGATGGAGACATGTCAAAATCAAAATCGTTGTAGGGACAACGTACTGTGCCTCCACCTTGTCCCAGAACAAACAATTGATTAAGATACCCGACCGAGCCTCCATCATTTGCATTGTCAACCACCCGGAAAGTAGATTGACTTAAACTATAATCTGGATTATCATTCAGTTCAAAGTAAAATCCAGAACCATAATCGTAAAATTTGGTATTAGGAATAACATTCAATTCACCAATAGTTAATTGTTTTGAATAACTTGATGTTGAAGCATAAGATGCTGAAATTGATGGGCTTGATGGAGCGTAAGAAGCACTTATTGCTTGACTGCTGGTTATTTGATAAGTTGACCCGGTGATTAGACTGGTTCCCCCGCCATTTATGGCATACGAAGCAGTCAGAGAATAACTTGAAGAGATTGCGTTGGTAACACTTCCACTATTCAACGTATAGGAGGCAGTTGAAGCATAACTTGCGGTTCCGTTTGTTCCACGAACATACCGAGCATCGCTGGCCACGGTTGAATAAGCCACTTGTCCGGCAATTCCCGTGGAACCCGTGGGAACAATTACACAACTCCAACCATTGATGGTCTGTCCATTGGTCTCATTGACTTGGATGTATTCAACTGGGTCCACCATTCCCGGAACATAAATCAATGGATTATTCTTATTCGCATTCGTCCATTTTATGCGATAAGTTCCCGGTGCCAGATTATAAAACCATTCAACCCCATCAGTACCAGAATAAGAAGAGGTATGTCCATAACTTGCGGTTGGCTGACTGGCTGAACCGGAGAAATATGGAGGATACAATGCCTGCAAATCCATCTTGCTCCCAACCAAAGGTTGAGTCATATCCGTCGTTGCCAATGGAAAGAAAAGTGTGGTCATATCTGGACATTTGGTTGAGAGTTAGAAGGCCATTGATTCCCTTCAAGTCTTACAAATGGCCCGGCACCCGTTATCTCTGGTGGTTGATATTGTATTCGGCTTATCTGGCAAATGATTGAGAATGATAATACATATTGGTCAATCAAGTATTCTGTCTGATGTCCCGGCACCATTCCATCGTACAGCACTGGGTTATAAGCCACCCACGGAGGAAGAGCAATAGCTCGAATGATGTCTCGGGCTTCTTCCACTTGATTATAAAATGGACGAATGGGTCCAACCGTATTGGTAAGAGTTGAATTGCGAGGTTGAGTCATGGCCTTACCACGCTCAACTGATACCAAAAAGGAACGTTTGACATAGCCAGTTTGTTCGGGCATTTCGCCATATGGCTCTTCCGATGAAAATGCAATAAGACAGCGAGGACCAATCAGATTGTTGGAACCAATTTCAATTTTCTCGTTGACATCCTCGACTACCAGTGCCACTCCTCCTTGAGAAGTCGCCCAAGAATTCAGATAATTAGCCAACGAATTACACATGTGGGAAATACTTGTTCCCACTTGAGTTTCAGTCCCACTGCCGACGAGAGAACCTGATGTGTAGATTGACATGATTAATAGATGCTTGCATTGATAGGACTACATTGACGAGAAACCACGATGGGAGGGAATTCTCGTCTAAAATTGGCATCCAGTGGCAAATTACCAGCCCCAATATCCATTAATGTTTCCCGCCACAGTTTAGCCAATGGAGTTCCCGGGTTCTTCTCCTCGGGTGTAAGTCGGCGTTTATAGAGACTTTCAACCGAAAAGGCTATCGCAGCTTGCTTTATTTTCTGGGGCGGAGTTACAAATGGTGTCTGATAAATGGAACACACATAGGCATCAGCTTGGTCGGAAGAATTTTGAAGAATTGTATTCAAGACATTGCTGGACTGAATACCATTAAATCCTTCCGTCCAGTCATCCACCATTAATCTTAAATTGACCTCATCAATTACCGATAACAGATCGTTATACACGATGTACGCCATAAGTTATGTTTCTGCCAATTATGCTGAGGCAACCACGAAAATAACATTGGAAGCCGAGTTCACTGCTTGAGCATAGATACCAGCAAAGGTATTGTTCCAATTGATGACCGTGGGGACACCGTTGGGACTGGCGGCGGAAGCAGAGGGAATGTTTCCAAGGTTATTCACGGCTCCAATACCAGCATAAGAGGTACTGATTGCCAAGTTGATTGACCCGGTGGTACTGGTGTTCTCAATATAAAAAACACTTGCCGTTCCGAAGCCGGAACCAGTAAGTGCCAATTGATAGGCACCGGTGTTGATAAGGACGCTTTGGGCGAGCACAGTGGAACCTACTGGAGTAAGACTTGCTCCACCAGCTTCGTTGAATCCCAACCCGTTAATGTTTCCGACGACGGAGGCGTTATATGTTAGAGTGTTGGCCATAAATTTGTTTGATTGTTTTGTTTTGTTTCCTACAAAAAATCCCCAGTGGTGGTTTCTTTTTAAGGACCACCACCGGGGTGTAAGGTTTGTTTTTCTGAATTACATCAAGACAGACAGTCCGTAGGTTCCCGTTCCACCAGCGGTCTGGCTTGCGGAAATGCGGAGATACTGCTTGGCAGTAGGAGTTCCATAATTCAACTGAACCGAGGTCGCAGACGAAGCTGAGATGACGGGCTGATTGAATGCGGATACGTTGCTCCAAGTTGAATTATCTGACGACTCTTGGACATAGACAGACAATCCACCAGCCGTAGGAGCAGACCAAACATAAAGCAGGGTGTTCTGTACGGTAGGATAAGGATATGCATCGTTGAAATTAACCGATGAGTTGGCCGAGGTATAAGAGGCACTGGTCACATAGTTGGCGTCAGTCAACAGCAAGCTGTTAAATGGTGCCGAACTGTTTGAGGCGGTAATTGAAGTAGCCATAAGATTGTTTTTCCTTGTTTTTTATACGTGAGTCACCGTTTTACCGATGACTCACATATGATTATTGTTAGGCGTTGTTTTCTGTGTTAAGGATGCTGTCCGTCAGAATGATCGGATAACCTTCGCATTCAAGCGGTGGCGGTGACCATGCCGGAATACCTGATTTGGCACCAGCGGGTTGATAGTTGATGGACGAGCGTGACTTCTGGAGAGAAGAGTGCGCCAAACGGTTCATAAACCATGTGAAACCTGCCCGACGAGTAAGTGGAACCGTGACCAAAAGGTCTGCTCCGAGTTTATCCGTCATTGGAGCCGCTTGAGAAATACCAGTGATACCATAGACTGCGTTTGCCGAAGCAACCGACAAGCCAATGAAGCAACTGATGTTGGAGACCCAAGCGAAAAACCCACCGTTTCCGTTATCAGCGGAAATCCACTGACGTTGGAATGGAGGAAATGCGATTTCACCATGCTTGCCCACGCTGTAGGATACACCCTGTGTATTCAGCCAGAGACCATAAGCCGTGGTTGTATTGGCCGCTGCCGAAGCAGTCACCGGAGTCTGGCCCGGGTTAGACCCGTAGGAAGACAACAGTTGAGAACGCAGACCAACGAATCCTTGAGAACTTCCCGTCACGGAGGCCAAACCGTAATAAGTTTGGTTACCGATGAGGTTAATCACTGATTGGAGGGCACCTTGTCCTTCTTGGTAGAGAACATCGCCGGTGACACCATCGTCAGCCTTGTAAGCGAGTTCATCAACCTTGATGTGGACATCAATGGGGAACATCTCGTGAACCTGTTGGTTATACACGCTCTTGGACCCCGTGATGCCTTGGTTCAACTGACGAAACTGTGCAGTTGGAAGAGCAATACGAGAGAGCGTCTTATAGGTTGTGCCAGCACGAACGATAACTGGGATTTGAGAGAACTCGGGGGCGTAGATAGTTACTTCTTCCACCAAACCCGTCAACGCATCGTTACCATTGCGGGTCAGTACGTCGAAAAGAGTTAAATTTGCCATAATATTTGTTTTCCTTTATAGGTTGAGATTAGGCGTTTTTCAGCATTGAGTCAAATGCCGAAATAGCTTTTTCACGACTTGGTTTGGTGCTGGGCTGTGCCGAAAGAACCCGCATCGTGGAATTCATTGGAACAGTCTTGGGCATCTTGGTCACAATTGAGCGCAGGACGCCGAGGTCAATTGTATTGATGTCTTCCGCCGAGAGAGGAAGAACTTTTCCTTCCTTGCTGGCTTGTTCGACCAAAGACTTGCGTTCAAATTCGCTGGCTTTGGCAACCGTTTGAATTTTCTCGGCCTTGAATGCTTGAAGTTCATCTTTCAATGACTTAAGTTCGGCGGAGAATTGCTTGAGTCCACCTTCCTCGGTGTTCTCTTTCTTGGTGATTTGACCGGGCTGTTCAGCCTCCAAGCCCTTGTATTCGGCAAGAAAAGCAAACAACACCCTCTCGGTGTCAGACTTTTCCAACCCCAGCTTGGTGGCTAATTCAGCGGCCATCTTTTTTACGATTGTATCGTTCATTGTATTATAATGAGGTATTTGAGCTTTGTATGCATCAGGAAATGACGCACTCAGACTCGTGGTTTTGGTTGTTGTGTCTTCTGCCGATTCTTTTGAATCGTCGGAAATCTTTTGGTCTGCCGAACAACGGGCACACATGCAATCAGGATGATGCAAAATGCCATATTCGTCCGGAGTAGCACTCAGGTCTTTGATTTCGGCCTTCTCGTGCTCTTCAAGTTCCTTGGTTTTCTTCAAGGCTTCTTGGTCATCAATTGCCATTGGTTCAATCTCGGCGTCCAGTGGCTTGACTTCTTTTTCGGCTGACATTTTAGTAATCATATCATCAAATTTCTCAGTTGAATAAAATTTCAATCCGTACACCGCTCCGGTGGGAGTAAGTGCGGCGGAATGTAATCCAATCACACTTCCATGTTTATCCACCAATGCTGTGGGAGACAAATCTTTGTAATTCCTTGCATTTTTTTCTCCCAATGGAGTCCATTCAAGGTCTTCTAAATACAATCCGTCACCTTGCTTGATGACTGGTGTACCATAGGCAGCAATTGATTTGGGCTTCCCGGGCACATATTCTTTACTGCCCGGCACTGTGCAATGGTCGAAATCCAAAGGTACATCCACATTTCTGCCCGCTTTCAGTTGATTGGCCGAGAAAACACTCAAGGTTCTCTCATCCAAGTACACTGGTCCATCCACCGTATCATTTTTACCCCAAGACATTATTTTAATTGCTTTGGGTAATGACTTTCCTCCCAATGCACCATTGGAAATCTCCGTGTTTAAAGCTTTCAGTGTGTAGCCCATGTCAAAATTACATGTTGAATGGAGATATGAGCGAATACCTTACACAACGCAGAGTTCTCTCACCGGGCTGCTTCTGAACTGCATTGTAATTATTATTTACCATCATATACACTTCCTGAACGGCATAGGTGCCATTGGGTAGTGGATTGTAAAGAGTAACCACCGTACCGGGTTGTGGCCATGTTATTGCTCGGTCATCCATAACATCAAGCTCCATCAGATCGCCGTCGTTCAAAAGAATTTGCCCAACCGTATGGCCAGTTCCATTCTCCCACTTGATTTCTTCAATCATCTTGGAGGGACGAGCATTCTTGACAATGACGCCGGGATAAAGTCCATCAGTACCGAGGGCGACGGCACTTGGCAACACCGAGTTCATTCCCACGGCATAAGTCGCCATTCCAAATTGTGGGGGCCATTGATTCTGGGTAGAAGGCATAGGTTATAAAATTGTTGGTTGCTTAATTCACCCAAATAATTACCCGTCCGAATAACTTTTAGAAATTAATCTAAAGAAAGAATAGAATCATGCATCTTTTCAAGCACATAATACACCTGACTGGTCTTGCTTTTGCTCTTCTTGGCAATGTCTTTCACATAGGAATTATACTCGCATTGAAACTCCTCGGGGTGTTCAATACAACGAATAACCATATCTTTAATCTTTTTCTCTTGTGCCCCAGTTATGTTGTTAAAGATACATTTGTGGGATAAGAGTATGGTTTTAAGTTCATCCCATTTGTCCATGTCCACGTGAAACTCATACAGGGAAGAAACCCCGAAAAGAGCCTCTTCATTATTCACATCCTCAATGAAAATAAGTTTCTTTTTGTCTCGTTTCTCTTGATTTTCACTGCGAATTTTATTGAATAAGTACCTCGACATCAATATGTAAAGAGCCGCCTTGCAGGTTCCTTTGGTGTTATCATACTTCAAAGGCAACTCAATGCAGGAATGAGACATTAGGTCTTGGATGGTATCGGGTATATCATTGGATTTCACGCCATATTTGGTACACAATGATGCCGCATAATAGCGGAATATGTCATATAAATGGGTGGCAAAGAAATCAGAATCTTGGTTTTGGCACCACAATTGGAGGGATTCTTCTAATTTAGGGATCATAAAACAAATGGATTTCCATTATCAAAAGTCATGCGGGTTAAAGGAATCGTTTGATAAGGCAATTGTCCTCGGCTCAATAGATTTAATTGTCGGGTAATGACTCGGAATAAATCCCGTTCTGCTGCTGGCACCAGTCTATGGGTATAAGGATTGCCACCGACGTTATTGATGGGCCAGAAGTTACGTGGGGGCAAATTCTTATTTTTATTGCCGAACGCAATTGCTTCCGCATAGGCATTCCTTGTGTATATGTCAATGGAACTCCCGTGTGGAGGACTTACCTTGATGGATTGTTTCAATTTCCCTGTACGATTAAGTGTAGGATTGGATGAACCCTCTTTTTTGGCATAAGAATTACTCAATTTGGGCCAGGTTTTTTCCTGATAGGTCTTGTTTCCATCAAACAAACTCAAGGTCTGTCGTTGGAATTCCTTGCCCATGGATGACAATAATTGCCGCCTGCCAGTCGTTAAGGCATTGATTATGCTCCGGATTGATGGGCGAACATCATCCCTTACTATTGTCACTCTGAACATCTGGTTCCTTGGGTTGTTCCTCGGCAGGAATTTCTTTTTTATCCGATGGAACTTGTTCTTCAGTCGCTGAGAATTCCAGTTTAAACCCGAATTTCTCCGACAATGCTTCCAGCGAGTCTGGCGATGGTTTAATTCCGGCATTGCTCAGGTTCAGGATTGATGAACTCAAATCCTTCAAATCAGACTCGGAATCACCACCCCAAACAATGTTGGGCATATTTCCCTTGATGCCATTAATCTGGAGAAGTTGCTTGAACAATCCAAATCGAAGAACATTATTCAAATGTTTCTGGTCATAATTGATGATGTCTTTGCGGACTTGGGATTGCAAAGAATCTTTCCCAGTTCCCAATCCACCAGTTGAACTCTTGGAGTCAAGGGTCTGCCCAACCAGCAATAAACTAATCTGGTCATTGCACATTTCTACGAATATCTTATGTGCTTCTGCCGCATTGCTGTAATTCATCTGTTCCAACCCAATCACGGCATCCTTATTCACTGCAATCATGTTTAAAATGCCATTGACATCGCTGAAAGTTTGAACCATCTGGTTAACAGTATCAATTTGAGAAGTATCCACTTTAGCCGTGATGAATGGAAGCCCATATTTCTGTAAACATTTGAGGAATACATCAACCCCGAGTTGAGACATGATTGCCCACCAGAGGATTGGTTTCCCCAGACCACCGAAATTATCCCGAGACACACCTTGAAGGAGGTTGCTGCGGGAAATGATATGACGATTGGGGTCGGGAGACTGCATGTAAGCAAAACTGTAATTGACCAGACCATTGTCGAACACCGACCAAAAACGAAGGTTTGGTTCCCACGAATCGGGGTCATAAATGGTATCTTCTGGTTTGCCCGTCAGGGATTGCATCAATGGCAGTCCTCCATTGGGAATTCCGGTCAATGCCGGTTGATTGCCTGTGTAAATTGGACCCTGTGGAAGATAAGGAAGACGATAGGTAATCAATTGATAATCCACTGGGAGCAATTGCTTGATCTTGTACCGAAGATTGAATTCATTGTTGCCACCAAAATCCTCTTGAGTGACGGCTTCAAAATTCTTTTCCACTACCGCCACTGGAAATACAACATCATTCATAATGTGAATGAGAATTTCGTCAAATTTGGAATATTCGCTCAATATTTGTTTGATGGCCTTGGCGGCAATCACATCATCCGTATTCTTTTTGTCGAAGGGAATAATATCAAATGGTTCACTGATGGTTGCCAGCTTGCGTTTGCCCCATTGAGAAGCCACGATACCCGTGCCCGTGAAGAAATCACGATAAAACGTGAACAACATGGTCATATCACCACGCTCGGCTGCCCGGAAGGCACCTTGGACCTTCTTGAAGTCAAAGTGCTCGCTGATATTGGCGGGTTGGCTCCAACCACTGGCACGCTCTTTGATGTGCTTGGGCACTTGAATACCATATGGCTCCATGGCCTTGACCATCTGTTGGGTTGTGATTTGACCTCCCGGATAGGGCACTGATGCGTTGGCAAGAACATTCCCACCCACTTGTCCCGTGCGGGAGGAGGGCAGGAATAGGTTCACTACTCGGTTCATCAAGGTTAGTTTTGAGGCTTCATTGGCATTCATAATTTTTTTCACCATTTCTTTAATGGGCATGTTTCATGTTTCTGTTTAACCTTCTGTGCAATTACACAGGAGCACAGTCTGCACTGGTCAAGGATTCCTTTATTCAACTCTGTACAGGAATTGCATATCTCTGTTCGGTTTGAAGCAGTGACGCTGTCCACTAATTCAATCCCGAAGAAATTCTTTGATATACCAACCATACCTTTAACCATTTGGGTAGGAGTTGGCACTATTACTTTGTTTTTACAATTACATCCCATATTAACACCAAAAGTAATGAAATCTACAAGCCCCTCCATTACAACTACTTATTGCATTTGCGTAGAAAGTCCATGGCTGCGACGGGTTGCTAAATGTATAACCATAGTTCCCCGGTAACGGCGGGCGAGTCAATGATGGATATGTTATTCCCGTGGGCAATGCAGGAGCACCTGACGGGATTGAACATCTTGCTTCTACTTGTGGCGGATAAGCATAAATATAATGAACCGTTTCACTTTCATCAGTATAATCGTCTTTACAACTTCCGTCGTCTTGGTCACACGCAATGGATACGCCTAAGTTGGAACAAGGACAAGTTGGAGTTTGATATAACAAATCGTTGATTGCCATTTCCACGTCCATTTGTTCAAGTGAACCGAATATGCTATCAGCAAGATAGGTATCAGTAAACCACACTGTCTTTCCATTTGGAAAACTTTCTCCGTTTGGACTCATACAGAATACTTGTTCGGTGCAATTAGAAAATGGAAGACAATCTGTTTGGCATGTTCCCGGCGTTTCACTTCCAGTGCGGAAACTATACTTCCAACTATTGTATCTATATTCCATCTTGCTTGAATTGTCATTCCACGTAAAATCTGGAGCACCATGAGACATAGCATAATAAGCCGACCCCAATGATGCCGTTGGAGGAAATGAAATATAGAAATTACTATCATCCACTCTTTGGACACTGCAACTGTTAATCACTTTGGTCATTGAACGATTGAATAGGTCAATAGCATCGTGGCTTCTTAAATTGGTTTGCGGTGCCAGAAAATAAACATTGGAGCCACTTACTGAAGCACTAACGGAAAAAGTCAATACCACTTGCTCCCGCCCACAAATACCGAAGGCATTTGGGAAACGGCATATTCCAGCAAGTCCAAAATTTCCTAAAACATCTTGGTCTTTGTATTGGTCTTTAAAAGCATGTGTATAGTCACTTGGCAAATCCGCAACTTTGGGTCCAAGGGTTATGTTGTTTCCACCGTCTTGAGAACATCCAGTATAGATGCCGTCATTACTATCACTAAATGCTATCAGCAATGATGAACTTGGCGTTAATCCTTCGATTGCCCCTAATGTTTGTAAATCACCAGTCAGACATTGAATGGTAGTTTCATCGACCAAAACCCTATCGCTTCCACATGGGCGGAAGAAATTATATGACGGAAATGGAACACGAGTAATGGCACACTTTACCATTGTTAATCCGTTTGTATGGTTGATTTCAGAGCCGATGCTTGCGCCTTTTGGAATAGCATTAGCTTGAAAGTTATTAATCCAATGCGTTGTACACATTGGAAGTATTGTTGACATTTGCGGGCCGTCAGTCATCCCCGGTTCGGAGATTGACGAATCGGCTAACGTGCCACCATAACGGTAGGTATATTGTTGATAAGGCGGTGTAGCCCCGCAATCAATGTCTGTTGGTGTCTCGCAAAACCTAATGTCCCGAAGATAGAAATCAAACCAACCCCAACCAATGCCGTAATAACTTGGAGGAGTTGGAAAGAATGGTTGCTTTATTATTGCCCCGGCACCATTGAATATTAATGGCTGACCAAGAATTGTCCCGTCATAGTTCGTATTGTCCAAACTGGAAGCCCATTGACCATTGTATCCGGGTTTCCATGTCCAAGAATAACTGTTGGGGTCTTTCCAAGGCATTTGGTTATATCCTATAATTGAACCCGAGGATGAGCCAGTGCTTGCAAATATTGGACTGCGATAATCATCAACCGTTCCGGTAACTGTAAAACTTAATGGTGATACTTCATATTGAACCTGCCGACGTTGAACCAGTGGCATAAATGATGTCCAAGAATCTGTTCTCCATGGATAGGTTGCATTATCTGTCAAATCCCAATAGGTCAACAAATATTTTAAATCAGTCACCAAATCTGCCGAAGTCAATGGTTTTGACAAAGCAAGATTGCCCGAAAATAATATGGTATTAATGGCCGTGAACCCATTAGTGTACAGATATTGAACATTGGAATCGAAATTCCAAACATAACTTGTAATTCCTTTTGACCAACTAATTTTGATGTCAACGGTTTCAACTACTCCAGACTCGGTATTTGAATAACTTACTTCACCCGAATAATTGTTTTGGTCGGTTACTTCAGGGAATAATGGAACACTGGTTCCGGTATATTCACTGTTCCAATTTGCAATATAATCAGTTAATGAACCAAGTCCTTCAGGAATTGTGACGGAACTGCTACAATGACAATCTGGACTAAATCCGTCCAACACACTCGACATGCCATGGTCATAATACTGGTCAGGTGGATTGGTTGTATAAGTCAAACAATTTGTGCCTGCGTCGTAAGTTGAACCTTGTGGATTGGTATTCCGCCAGCCTGCCCCATGGTCATTATGATAAGTGTGATACTCGACCCATTTTATCCCATCTCCAGTATTTAATGGGCACGGTGAATTATATTGCGGTTCAGACTCCCAATAATCATCGGTATAAGCAACCGTTCCATCCAATATTCCTGAACCTGAATTAACAGTTAAGCTTCCCGACATTGAAGCTTTTCTTTCTTCAATGTCGCCCTCGTTACCACCAGAGTCATTCGTGGTTCTATCGTAAATAACATTAATATCCAATTTGCAATATTTGGTTTGGTCTGGAGAATTGCTTGTTACAACAGTTGGACAACTGTCAGGACTTGTCCATCCAAGAGTTCCATACCACATTCGGTTTGCTGCCACGCCTTTCCAACCATAGTTGGAACACTGATTGTAGGATGAACTGCCACCCAAAGACCAAGATTGTGCCAACAACATATCTGTTGGATTACCTTGCCATTGTTCCATCCCGTTATCAAAAGCAGACATCCAATTGCTGCCACTGCCAGCACCATTATATTCAATGGTACAGTCACAAGCACCGCCACCGTTTCTATCGCCTGACAATGGCGTCGGAGTTGGACTTGTGCTGTTGTAATACAGAAACTTTACATCATTGATATGCTTGTAGTTCTGGCACGGGCCGAAGAAAACCTTATTCAGGGAGGCAGAACTGCATGTGGATTGATAGCCCATCTTAATGACTTCCCGTGTATGGCAATTGAGCCAAATTGAATGTATCCGTTGTCCAAGCATCCATCCAGTACGTCTTGGTGGAACTGCCACCAACACAAACCGACATTTGAACCAATGGGTTTATTGGTTGCCAGAAAGTTTGATTTGCCAACGAACCACTTACCATGACCATGCTGGAAGATGGTATGGTTGGGTTCATCGGATAATAGTAATTCAATGTATTTCGTGAACTGCTAATTGAACCGCTGGCTATTGAAGGAACTGCTGTAGTATTGAGGAATATACCCGCACACAGGGCAGGAAATCTCGATGAACTGTCCACGGTGAATGGAACTGAATATGTTTTGTTGAAATCCACGAACACGACATCATTCACCGCATAAGATGATGATTCGGCATAGGTGCCTTTCCAATTCCATCCCCCACCACCCCCGGTTGAGATAATGTCACTATTGACATATTGCCGAATGAGTAATTGCTTGATGCTGGAACTGGTATAAGCGTCCACCAGACCAATGGGAATATGCGTGGAATCAGCCGTGGGGAATGAAGTCCATGACGGAGATGGGTTACCAGTGCTTGAGCCAGTGGGATTACTTCCATATCTCAAGATATAACTCGGTGGGGTTGCCGAGCCACTGTTCTCAATCCAGAACCAAATGGGATTTAATGATTGACTGGTGGGCAACAGTATATCAGCCGAAGCCGTGTGAATGTTATACGTATTGGCATAAGCATAGGTTTCAAAGCCATCACAGCCTTGAACATATGAGGAGGTACTAACCGTTGAAGTAAATACATAACCCCCACGCACTCTTACCGTTCTCCAATAAGTATCATTGGAATTCAAGGTTCTTCTAAAAGTCAATGGCAACACATAAATCTTGAAGGGATACAAATCAAACCCCAATTTATTGCGATCAATCAATTTATGGAATTGGGTGGCCATTTGGTTCATGGCCTGATTGGTTTTGTTTACATTTGCCGCCAAATCCGTGGTATGTTTCCAGAGATGATGAACATTATCTTTCTCCCGAGGACTCTGGAGATACGATGCCTCATGCATCGGAGGAATGGTGATGTTTTGACCAGTAGAGCTAATATCCATATTAGGTTCCCAAATAGATTGCTCCCTGCAAACTTCCGGTCTGCAAGGTCTGAAGCTCAGTGCTATACCATTGTGGGTCCCAGATTCCCAATGGCAATGCCATCCACGTGCTGGTGACTTTATACCAAGTACGGTTCAATTGCTGTACATCCGCATATCTCAACCAAGACAAACCAAAAGGAAATTGATCTAATCCTGCTGGATTGGGATAAAGGTTCTTATTATTACCTGCCACTTCGGCAAAAATATTCTTTTCAGTTGTTTGATCGGTCCAATATTGGGATGGAATAAAATCAAATGGATTCTCCGTGTATCCTCCCATGTTGATGGGTTGTGGACCCCAGTAATAACGACTGTATATGATTTTGAAACCAGACAGATAAAATGAATCTTCTCCCTTGGATTTCTTAAATAGCAATTCCAACGCTTCACCCCGTTGATTACCGTGAAAGGGATAACTGCTATTGCTACCAGTGGGCAAGGTACTGACAAGGTTTTGATAAGTGGTTTGGGCATCAGGATTGTCAGTCACTTCGGCATTACGAACGATTTGACGGCCAAAAAAGGTTAAATCACTGTACCGAGGATGTTTTTCGGCTGAAGGATTGAATTCAACTGTCTGAATATCAAACTCTTCCGGAGGATTGGCGAAAGATTGGGCTTCACTGGTGACTGATACTTTCCACAATAGTCCCATCGTCTTTGGGATTACGGAAGCATTGGTGGCTAATACTCGGGAGACATTGTCAAATGAATCAACCATTTGATACCCACGAGCATATTGTGTTTGAATATATCGGGTGGTCCAATAGTCAGCAATCCATGAGTGTTGAATGGTACATTGGTCGGAGAACTCCAAGGAGGGAGAATCGGTTGACTCTTCAAGGACGTTGAATAAAGAATCATTCCCGCCAAAGTAATCAGCAATGTCTTGCAGGGAAAGCGTTCCATCCACATAATTAATTCCCACAAAACTAACTGCGGTGGCCGGAGTTCCAGCATCAAAAGTGAAACCACCATCAGCCCTGTCCCAACAACTGGGTAAAAGTAAATCACTCATACATTAATTAATTTGGAAAGTTATCACCGAGGAAGTAGTTGTTCCCGATGGATTGGCACAGGAACAATATAATTGATAAGACCCCGTTTGACTTACCGAACAAGTCAAATTAGGTGTCAATGACCCACTGAATTTGCTTCCTGAATAGGATGCCGTGGTCGGGAGAGCATAATAACTTGAAGTATTGGGATTGGATACATACCACTGATATTGAATGACTGTTTCCGCTGAGGCACTTACCACGAAATAGGATGCTGATGGATGAGTCACCGTGGAAGAAGTTGGTTGAACCCCAATCTGTGGCGGATAAGTCAACTGTGGCAAAGCATTGACAGCAGCGGCATAGATTGATGAATAGGGTATCCATACACTGGCGGTATAGATTTGGCAATAAATACCATCTTGAGTGGCAGTGACAAAGCGTCGAGTATAGCCAGCATAAGAGGTATCGGCGAAGAATTGACGTTGTTGTGGGGCGGAAGGAGTCAAGGATGACGTTCCGGCATAGGATATTTGAATTGGGATTACAGTCATAGATTAAGGTAGGTTAGGCATTGCTGAACGGGCACCCATAGCAACCAATTGGGCACCACCAATGTTTCCAGATTGAGACATAGCCATTATTTTCAGGATGGCATCCAGTTTCTTCCAGATGTTCAAAGTATTGAAACTAATGTCCTCAAGATGTTTATCCGGTCTTGGACCACCCATCACGAAGCCAAGTTTTTCGAAGGAAGTATGTTCAAGATTGCCATGTCCAAGTGGAAGCCACTTGAAGGTTGGGATATGACTCAACAAAGTCAACATAGGATTAAGATAATTAATCAATTCTGCCAGATCGGCACCCAGTCTTAATACCCAATAAGTTATTTCTTCGAGGGCAACAATAAGTGGAGAAGCACCCTCGACGATTTCCGCCCACAAAGCTTTCCATTCCATTCCAATGGCACTTCCTTCACGGGATATTTTTTCGGATGCCCAAGCCGATTTCTCCATTTGTTTGGCCGCATGTTCAGCGTCTTTCATGGCTGACTTGAACTCTTCACTCATGTTGATGAGTTGTTGTCCTTCCTGACCAAACATTCCAGTACGGGCAGCATTGATAAATGAATTGGCATCACCGCTATAACCTGATTGGTAGAACTTGGTCAGGTCCGGGGTCTTCATACCAATGGCTCCGAAGGCATGATTGACTTGGGCTTGGTCACGAATTGATTGTCCTTCTCGGGCAGATTGACGATATAACTCGGCAGTTTCTTTAATCGCTTCCCGCATTGAGAGCAAGGATACAATTATGGCACCAATAGCGGCTCCCAATAGACCAAACTTGCTTACCACTCCCAACAGCATTCCTCCTTCTTTACCAAGACCGGCTTTGCCGAGATGATGCATAAGTGTATGAGGCAATCCTCCGTGGGGCATTCCTTTAAACATATTTGACATATGTTTGCTTAACATTCGGTATGAGTGTCTCATTTCAAGACCCATTCGGGAAATACCTCCAAGAGAAAACAATGGAGGAGTGGCACCCAAACCCAATCCAGCACCAGTTGAGGTTTCAAGCATATGACCTCCGGGCATATGACCTGCTTGTAACATACGTATCTTATTCTGGACAGCCATTGCTTCCAGCATCTTGGACTTCATTTCGGATATTTTCTCGTTAATCAACTTCCTCTCTGTATCCGCATACCATTTCTCCGATTTTGATTTTCCATAACCCATACGCAAAGTAGGAATAACACTTTCTCGCACATTCTGCTTGATATTCTCAATTACCCCAGGCGGGATAGTTCCTTGACCAATCAGAACCTCGCTATGTGCCAGTGACTGCATTTTCAACATCAGAAACTCTAATCTCTTTTTGTAATGAGTTTCCAAATCCGACATAATCTTTCTGGATTTTGAAGTGGAGAAAGAAGCCGCACTGTAAAAACCATGAGTTTGTGCCGAACCTTCTCCCGTGGATTCCGGTCCCAATGGTACTGATATATTTTCTTTCGCAAATTTATTAAATTTATTAAATAAATTAAATGGAGTCCCCGCTGGAGTTTTAATGGCATTGACAAGTTTCAGTCCTCCGGACAAAGAACCGAATGGATAACCAGTCTCCCAGCCAGCCTTCTTCCCAAGTTGCATTGCCATTAATCTTGTGGCATTCAAATTGCTTACCTGACCACCAAAAGATTCTCCTCCCAATGCTCCTCCACGAGAAACCAGATACGGTGGCTTGGATATACCAACCTGTGAAGCGGGAATATTTGGAATACTTTGATAGCGCTGAGTAAATGATACTGCCTTATTGAGAGCGGCAATCTTGGAAGTCAATAATGCCAGTTGAGCATTGATGGCTACTGTGGAAATGGTTGCTACATTGGAATAAGCTCCCGCTGATGGAACATTGGGTACAGACATACTACCAGCACCAGACCCCCGACGTTGAAGATTGGTGAGCAGTTTATCAACTTGAGTGAGCTTCTTGATGGATTCATCAAGATTTGAGAATTGGAGTCTATAGTCAATTAATCCAGCCATTTGAAATCCTTATATTAGCTAATAAATATATTATATCTTCCAAACATTACAAACTTCTTTATACAATTTATCACTCTCTTGTCCGGTGGGGGTATGTTCCAGTCTTATTCCAGAGAACCGATTGATGGCGTCATTCTGCATAATCCATGAGTAGATAATCCATCCCAAATCCATGGGCAATTCGTACTGTATGTATGTCAATGTATATTGAGGGAAGGATTGATGTATGCGGAAACAGTAGTCAAACACTACACCAAATCCTTCCGGTTTGGATTTAGCGCAGGTTATGCCTGTTTTTTTTTATCTTCGTCTTCTGGTGTATTATCTGCCACTTGAGATTTGGCTTGTAGAGTAATACCAATATGTTTCAAAATAGCCCCGACCAGCAATTCGGCATCATCGAGGTCATACTTGCAGCCAATCTCTTCCACGGCTGTGGATGTGAATAACGCTGCATCCTTGCTGACCAGTTTGCAGCAATCAATACAGGGGCGAGTGAATTGATAAATCAACTCAAATTGTTTCTCATCGGGTACTGCCAATGCCATCAAACAATCAATATCTTTAATGCTGCCCATCAAGGTCTGATAGATTGGTGAGGAGGTCTTCTTAAATATCATCCAATCACCAGCAACCAGTTTGCGGAGAGTGACAGTTTCATTCTTAAGTTTGACTTCGAGGGTAGTGGAATTGAATGCGGTCTCAATGATGTCCGGCAATGGTTCACGTTCGGCACGGTCATAGGCGACTTGCTTGGCAAACTCTTCTTTTAGTTTGGGATTATTCTCAAGCATTTGTTCAACCTGAATGGGTGCTTGGGTCATAATCTTGTCATATTGCTCCTTGGTCAACCTCTGCGGGGCACTGATAGTGGTCGGAGGAGTAGATACAGGTGCCGCACTCGATGTTACAGGAGTAGTTGGTACAGGTGCCACAGCCACTGGGATAGGTGCCTTAAACCTTTCCATAATGGATTTGACTTGGTCAATCTCTGCCGAGGTCAGATTGGCCACCGGTGCTGGTTGAGGAGGAGTTACTTGAGGTAGGTTATTGGTATTCATAAATGTTTAGAAATAAGAATATTGCCTTGCGGGGGCAGTTATTCTAAAAGCGTTGGTTACATTGCCCGAGTTGGGGTTACTCATAGCAATGAAGACTGCGTCAGCGATGTCGGGACTATGGATGCCTCGGGAACGCATATCATCTTTGGATTCAAGTTTAAGTTTTCCTTTATCATTGATGATCTGTTTACGAGACAATATTTGCAGCCTGAATTCAGGATTGTTGGGAAGAATCGCCGAGCAGTTCTTTATTCTTTTAATTCCTTCAAACCATGCCTCGGCAATACAAGATGCATATTGGTCATTCTCCGGAGTCTTTCCTCCATGATATTCGTTTACGGTCCATCCCAAATCCTTGAGGCGGGATACAAATCCAATTCCCATACCATCAGCATCCAGACTTACTTTATCCTGAGTAATGCCGTGTGATTTGGCCAAAGCATTGAGATGCATGGCTATCTTGTCGCAGGCACGCATTACTTCTTTCTCTTTCCATTCTTCGATGATTTCTACTTTATTGCCGATTCTCAATGCGATAACATTGCTATCACCACCAGCAGCCACATCAATTCCGACGTGTTTATCATTTCCCATTTCTTTGGGCGGGAATTCATAGCATCTATTGAGTTCGGGGAGAGAAATCAATCCATTCTCAATCTGACTGGCAAATTCAGCATAAATTGAAGATAACACCAATGGATGATTGGAACCCCATGCTTGCTCAAAGGTCTCAATATCTTTTTCGTCAAGCCACCAGCCATCCTTTTTCAGGCAATCTTTCTTGCGGAGAACAAAATGCTTGAAGGGCTTCATCGTATTGGGTTCGGTGCAAGCGGAATAGAAGAATCCTTCTGGGGACAATGGACTGCCCATTATAAGCAAATATGTTGCATTACAACGACTTATAGCCATAAAAATTGAATCATCAACCCCAGCAGCCTCATCTACAATAGCGATGAGGGGTCTCCCGGGTTGTTCGTGCCAGCCTTGGGCGGTTCCTTCATTTGAAGTAGCAAAGCCAATGTAGCGAGTTTCTCCATTGACTTTGATGCTATTATCAAGGAATTCCCAGTTGGGGAACAGATGGGCATATTGTTTAAGATACGGGATAAGTTGTTTGACAATCTGGCGATGAGTAGCCGAGGTTGAGATGACCAGTCCATTAAGCATTTCGATACTGTAGAGGATGGTAGTTACTGCTACTACACTGGATTTACCCACTTCATTGGCACACCGAAAGCATACTTTTGTTTTAGGTGCCGAGAACAAAGAATCCATCACCGACGCTTGGGTGGGATGCAGATTCATCTTGAGGCGATATTTGGCATAAAGAGAAGGTTTTTCTCTCATCGCCTTCACCGCTTCAATCTGTTCATTGGTGTATGCCATTATCTATGACCTCTATTTCATGGCTTGATCTGCTTAAGTATCTCTTGGATGTCATCCGAGTTAAGGACCGCAGTATTATTATTCACCACCACTTGAGGAGTTTCACCACGGGAGTATGCTCCTCCTTCGGTCTTGAGGAATACTTCGATTGCTTTCGTACTTTCGGGGACAATACCAGACTTGGCATTAATGAATAACTTATCCGCCAACTCCTCGGCTTGTTGAGACAGTTTCTTTTTTATAGCCTGATGTAGTGGAGGACCAGTAATACCCCTCTTATTTCTTACTTCACCTTTCTTGGCAGGTTTAAGTGCTGCCAAAGTATTTGGGTGATGTCCTTTCTTATACTTTACGGGTTTAGCGTCCATCAAAACCACTGACCCTGACGCTACGGCTGCATTAGAGCCACTTTTATCATTCAGGAGTACCGGAGTGGCGGACACATCGACAGAATGCGTTGTAGGGCAAATAGAAGAAGTTATGGTAATAGTGTCCATAAATGAGACAATATATGTTTACGTTTCGGAGGGTTCAAGTCCCTCATTTGTCAATTTCAAGCCAGAAGTTGAATAGGGTGGGGTGGATAACATGGCATGTGTCCAACAGAGGGGTTGATGGTCAATGAAGTATATGTATTTGGGGTCATAAAGGTAGGGCCAGCCATTGGATTTGCATTGGGGGCATTCCTGTAACAACGAATTTTGTTTGAGTGCCGAAGTCATGTTCAATCTACCTTTACATCGGGCACCAAGAATTCCCGAGATGTGGGAATGGGTGCATGGAGTCCTACATCCAGTCGCCAGCCATCGGGTTGACCATTGGAGTTGAAGATGGTTATCTTGGTGTCATTGGTATCCATGAGGAAACCACGGACATAATCGAGCAGGGTTTCTTTGGTCATAGATATTAATTTGTCACCGACCCCGTGGTTGGAATGGTTATCTTCTTCAGTTTGGGCAAGACAATGGGTGAGGCTTCTGGCTGTGGTTGGGAAGCTGCTTGCTTGCGACGAATAAGTTCGCCCGAGAGAACGGAAAGATTGGCTTCAATCATTTGTCGTTGCATAGCATTGGAGAAAAATGCAGATTGAAGTTCGGCTTCCGTGAGTTCAGTGATTTGTTTGGGTTCTTGATTCATTTTGGTGTATAATTTTTAAGATTGAAGTAGCTCATATCATACCAACCTTTTCTTCGATTGTATACTGAACAGTGCCATAAATAAACTCCATCCAGTCGTTCCCGAGCCAGTTTACCATCATCATAGGCAGTCCAGAGCACCACTCCTTTGCATTTATTGCACCGACGCAGTTGACGATTGATTTCTCTCGCTCCACACCGAGGACAGTAACGCCAATCAGCTTGCTCTTTGGTGTGAGTAAACCCATCAAATATCTCTTTCATTTGGCAATTTCTCCTTCAATACTTCCAATATTTGCTCCCATGTAAGGAACTTGGGCAATGGTCGGTTGGGTTCTCCGAATAAAGATAGGAACATCTCGATCTGATGTTTATCTTCTTCGGTTAATTGAGATGGGTTGAATTGTTTCATGGGTACACAGAAATACGTAAAGACCGTCCGGAGTTCTCCTCCGACACCATAGATTCAACCGCAAAGTATTCCATACGAAATTGATAGTATTTGTGTTTCAAATTGTAACAAGAATAAGTATATCCCAAAATAATGAAAGCATAATGTTTTTACAACGGGCATAGAGTTCCGTGGTCTTTATACCACGAGAATTGCTTCGCATGGGAATTCTTGATGCGGGTCAGGATCAGCCTGAGTTTGGGATACGTGGTCGAAGTCTTTTCCCTCAGAGCATTAAAAAATAAATGCTTTCCCTTGTTCGTCTGATTATCCCGAATTAGACTTATAGCCGAGTCCAGTCCGGATACATCACTCATGACATTGACAATGGTATTGTATGCTTCGGGGTAATGCTTGTAGTTGACACATACCTTCTCGGGAGAAGATTTAAGAAAGTCAATGAACAACTTATAGTATTCCGAATAATCCAAATCTGGCTTGTCAGTATAACTAAGTTCCTTGATGGGTGTATGGGGTTGATCGTCGGAAGGGTCAAGAGCATCCAGCGAACTGTGTTTGCGATAATCAACGGTCAATTGCTTGCTAAGAGCCATGTAATAATATTTAATCACCGTCGAAAAATACCCGAAGGCATGACCCTTGGATGAGTTATACTTTCCGATAGACAAACTGAGTTTGGTCATGGCCATGTTATGAAGAGTAACATAGTCTTCCCCATCGACTACTTTGTTCCAAGCTGCCCGGAACCGATTAAGGACGCATTCCACCAGCTTCGAAAATGGATTATGCAGGCGTTCTTCCCAGATTTTGTTGCGTAAGTTGGCATCCTCAGTGGAGTTATACAGATCAATAACTTGGTCAAGCTCAATTGGGAAATAATGGTTGGATGGAGAAGTCTGTGTTGTAATCATAGTAACTTGTTTCAAGAGTTTGGCTTTGATACGGCGTTGGCGTTCATGTTCATTGCGCTTGGCCTTGTATTCAGGATTTTGCTCCCGAAGACGTTTTCGTTCTTTCCACGCTTGATTATTTCGGCACCATTCCCGTTGGTAATCTCGTTTCTTTTGTCTTTGTTCGGGGGTTAGTAACATATCTTTCAACTTTTAATTTTTTAATGCCGCCCACTTCAACGCATTAACGCTTATCGCCCGACTCGGACGTTGAAGCCAAAGCAATAGGCGGGGTGATAGTTTATTTGGCATCTGGGTCAAACCACGCCGTTGAAGTTCTACTGCCACGTTACGTAATTGCTTCACGAGTTCGTAATCAGTTGCATTCTTTGCTTCTTGAGGTGTCATGTTATTCCGGTTTAGTTGATTTTGACTTATACATAGCTACAGAAAATATGTTAGTCGAAAAAATGTGAGTCACCATTCTTCCTCATTATTAACGACTCGTTTCTCCGGCAGGGTAAGCTCCGCATTGAACCCATTGATGGTCTGCTGGAACTTGACATAGAGCTGGCGACCACTTTGGAACATGGATTGGTAATCAGACCGGGGCAGTGTCATCTGGGGCTTGACCACCACGCAATAGATGTATGGTTTCTGCGTCCACGGCTTAACGAACAATTGAAGCCCTCCACGGGTCCACCGGTATTCGGTGACGAGGAACGGGTTGACGTTGTGGGTGGTGCCTTCAAGCATTTGGTCAATTTTCTCGACGGAACCATTGAAATGGGTGGGAATGGAACAGGTGTATTTCATAATTAGTTTGGGAGTCTCAAGTCTCAGTCTCAAGTCTCAGTAGGTTGAGTTATAAAGCATTTTTATTGACGGGATGGTCCATGGAGCCTTTGAATGTTATAGAAACTCCTATACGGTCACCGGGGATGGTTAACGCCCCATTTAATTCATTCCATACACGGTCAAATTCGTCTGCCATATTAAGGGGTTGGGCTGCTGCCGCCGTTTGGCGGGATGTAGCAAGCCCCGCTTCATAATCTCGCATGGAGACACTTGAAGTATGAACCAAAGAAGGTGAAACCAGACAGGCATTAAATGAAGTAACCAAATCCATTGAATTTACTTTAGTCACCGAAATTGAATCCACCGACCTTGAAGTAGGAACCAAGGGCTTCATAGTATCAGCCAGTCCAGTGGATTTTTTCCATATATTGGTTTGACGTTCAATGATTGTTTTTGTCTCCTGATTTATTTTATTGTAAATTGAACTGGAAGACCCGAAGTCATTGAAGTAATCCCCAAACAAAGATACCGAGCCAGACTTTTGTAAGTTAGGTTCAAGGTCAGTGCTGCCAGAATTAAGTAATAAGACAGAATCTTTTTTTTCTTCTTCTTTCTTAAAATCTTTTTTTTCTATCTTCTTTTTAGGTTCATGCCATGAACACTCTCTGTTCATGGCATGAACACCTACCTGTTCATGGCATGAACACTCTCTGTTCATGGCATGAACATAACTCGATTTGGGTCTGCGTTGTTTCTGCTTGGATTTTACGGATTTATTGTTCATGGCATGAACAATCCATGCTACAAATTGGTCATACGAAAACTCTATTGTAATGGCTTTCTGGACCCCCGTCTTTTTGACAAACGGCCATACATTCAAGATTTTACTGACTAACCCGACTGAAATACCAGTCTCTTTGGATAATTGTCGAACATGGAATACCCATCCTCGTCCCTCGTTTGCTTTGGTCAAATTGCTCTGATAAAGCATTTTATCCAGAAGAACGTATTCGGAAGTGGTTAAAATAGCCAGCCATTCAAGCTGTGCTCGATTGTGTCGTTTTTCAGTATTTGATTTTACGCTCATAATTTCCCTTATTTTCTTGATGCTTCAAATTCTTGGGTTTTGCTGCGGACGTATTGTTTAACATCTTCATGGATAACCTCGGGCATCAAAAAGCTGGTCATGATGTAGCCCATAGCTTTCTTCTTATTTCTGTATTTCTTGTTTTCAGCCCTTCTTTGTTCAAGTGTTTTCTTTACCATATGTTAGTTTGATTGATTGTTATACCGTATAAGTATAATACTGAAATTGAAAAATACTAAAATATTTGATATAAAAAATCCCCGATAGAATTGCTTCTATCAGGGAGTGAAATCGAGCTTTGTTGGGAGCGTAAACCAACTGCTCGATGTAATATATGTATGGTTCCAAATGTTCAAAATATTTTTTAACTATTTTTTACGTTTTAATATTTTTAAATCATAGTTATATCTGTAACAAAAACTCCTATATGAAGAAACAAACCCAAAAATCGCAGAGCATAAACATCTCTTCTGAGCTATGTGAACGCATTCGTAAACATCTAAACCCCAATGGTATAACCATCAAGTGGTGGTGTGAAGACAAATTGATTGCCGCACTGGAAGCCGATGAGAAACTCTCCAAGAAAAAGGTGTAACATGGACATCACCCCCGACCTCCTGCTTCGGCTCAATAACACTTTCAAAGGCATATGTTCCCGCTGTAGCGACCCCCGGAACCGGCACTATGGTGCCCGGGGCATCTCGGTTGACAAACGGTGGGAAAAGAACCCATTGGTCTTTATCGTCTTTTGTTTAAAGAATGGCTGGAAACCCGGACTGGAAGTGGACCGGATTGATAACGATAAAGATTATACCCCCAAAAATGTTCAATTTGTGTCACACTGTATAAATTTAGCCAATAGAGGTCATGGAAACCTCAAAACTGGCTTTGGAGGAAGAACTTACAAATTACCGCTGAATATATCTTTTGCCAAATCCCGCAAATACCGCCAGAAGCCCTATTGCGTGGTTGTTAAGAGGGAGGGGCGTACTTTCAACGTTGGGTCGTTCAAAACGCTCCCAGAGGCCGTCAGAGCACGGGACGAGGCCCTTAGACGCATTGATGATAAGCAATAAGCATATGGACACACCATCCATGCCTGCAACGAACATGAGCCTTAATCTGGAACTCCTACGAAAGAAGAAAGTGGCTCTCTGTGGCCAGAGTGTCACCGTTGAGCAATTCTCGGTCAAGGATGATCTGGCAGCAATTCTTTCCTTGAGTTTGAAAGGGGAGACGGTGAACAAAAAAAGTATCCTGATCGAGAAAATGAAGACTGCCCTGCCCTTTGTGAGTGAGGAAATCAAACCATTTGCGGAAGCAATCTTACAAATCTACCAAAAGTAAAACTCCCACCACAAGGCAGGAGTTCATCCATTGCCATTGCCGCCGAGGAGAAAAACGGGGGTTTAATGGCAATGGAAATTGGAAAAGTGAAGCAAAGGAAAAAAATGCTGAACATCCATGCTTCACTCACTGGTGCGTCATTGATAATACCATTGCGGTCTATCTCGGCACCAGATTAAAATTGATGAGGTCCAGAACATTGCTCCGTTCATCAGCATCAATATTCAAGACCTCCATTGAGAGTCATTCTCTCGTTGCCGATAACTATACACAACCATGACCAAAAATACAAAGATATTGACACCCAAGGAAAAAAGAAAAAAAGACCGGGAATTTTCCAAATTAATTCATGCTCGTGATAACCGAACCTGTCAACGTTGTGGACGCACCAATTGTAAGATTGATGTATCCCACTGCATACCAAGAGAAGTGTTGGCAACCCGGTGGCTGGAAGAAAATTGTGTATCCCTTTGCGTCAAATGCCATAAATTTGGGTCAAAATCATGGCACAAAAATCCACTTTCGTCGTATCAATGGTTTCGGGAAAAGTATGGTGAAGAGAGAATCCAATTCTTATTGTCTTTTTAAAGCAAGTCTTTGGAAGAATTGACCAAATTGATGATGAAGCCCGGAAACATCGCTTGTGCTTTACGGATGGCTTGCTGGTCATGCCATTCTTGAGGTTTATCGTCATGGTATATGGTCCGGACAAATGACTTGGTACGAGAGCGAAGCGATTGAACGACGGTATCCATTTCTTTTTTCTTCAGTTTGAAATCATCAATTCCCTTGTACATATTATGGTTAAAAATAATGACATTACTTTTTATATTTTGATACATTGGATTGGTCGGGACCACATTGAAATCGGCTTCCAATTCGGAAAATGGATTATTCATGATGAAGATAATACCGTTCTTTCCCTACCTATTCAAGTTTTTATAATCCTACCCCAGTATTAATAATTAAGAAGAAAAGAAGAAATATAAAAGAAGTTTGAATAACAATATCCGAAGGACCAGTATTAATTATTTCTTTTTTCTGCTTAAGAAGAAAGAAGAACAAATATATTGCTTTTACTCTTCAAATTCTAAACTCCGAAGGAGAACTCAATTCTTAAAGTACTTTAATGATTAATGTCTTAATACTGGCATTATACACCCCTATGCCAGTGGTTGTAAAGATATTTTAATCGTTTTCGGGGTTATTTTAATTCAATTCTCCGATAGATTGATATTCAAGGCCGAATCAAGTTTCTTTAATTATAATTTAAACTGATATGGGGAGGTATTTATTTTATTTCTTGATGCCTCAAATGTGGACACCAAAATGGAATTTGACAAATTATGTACAAGGTGGTATATTGGTGGCATGAATAAGAACGATATTGTGGATGCTCTCCAAGACCGAAAAGGACAACACATCCATCTTACTTGGTCACGGGTCGCCAAGATTTTGGTCAATTCCCCGGGGATTTCTCTTTGATTTTCAACCACTTACAGAAATCTTCAAATTTTAATTGACATAACGTACCAGATAGTACATAATTATTGACATATGAAACACGAAACTACAAATCCAAACCTACCATTGACTACCCATAAATTGGCTCATCAGTTGCGGGAACGTCAAATCCATCATGCTATTGATATGGCACCGGCAAAAGAAATAGGAATTGCGAAATTCCGTCAAATCGTTTCGTCACTTTCAGATGAAGAAATAATTATGTCCTATCTCACTGATTCCAGAACTCAGGCATTGCTCCATGTGGATTGTGACTATGCTTATATCCAAGAGCAGTGTGACCGTGGAAGAATATATTCGTTTTCTGATTTTGACGAGATATTGTCCCATGGATGCTTTTGGTTTGCCAACCGTTTGGCAAATCTGGTTCTTTTCGAGAAATAATTCACTTTCGGGCAACTGATTAAAAAATATGAAACACGAAACTATAAATCCAAACCTAACATCAAATGGAAATGATATGATGACCGCACACGACCTCCGAGTCCGACAAAAAAGATTGGAAGCGCTATCCAACCACATTAACACCCTGTGCCAAGATGAATGGAAAGACTTCCCATATGAATGCACGCCAGACTTCTTGGACAAGGAAGGTATTACTGACGAGGAATTGGCATCGTTTGCCGAAGACCGCCACAGTATTGATGACCGAGTAGCAGAGATTGCCGATGACGTGCCCCAAGCCCACGAATGGACACAAGAGGAAGTTACGGAATTAGCGTTCCGAAACCTTGATGTCCGGAGGATTGACATCAAGGCAAGAGTACTGTTAGATAGTCGGTGTTTGCTGCGTCTCGATGGAACATTGATCGTTCAATTTTATGTCCAATACCCGGATGGAGATGGCGATGTGATGGAAGAATGGATTGAGCAGCAATTTCCTTCCGTTCATGAGTTCATTAAATGTTGCTGGGCGTAACATTATGGTGTCGTATTCAGTCACTCAATTTTACAAAATATGAATCTTAAATCACAACTTAACCAAGAACAATGTCTCCGCAAGCAGGCATATCGTCGGGGTTACAAATTGGTCAAATATCGTCGGGATAACCGCTGGTATAATCAATATGGTCCCTACGCTTTGACGGAACTCCCCATGGGTCAGATAAAACGGTATGGATTAACCATTGAGGAAGTGGAGACCATATTGAAGGGGATGGCATTGGTATGATAATCAATTCTTCCCACATCTATGAACAACTGGCTCGGAGGACGATGGAGAGAGCGATAGAGTCAGGCCCAGTTCCATTGGCCAATAAACCCGTGATAACATTGACGGCGGAACAAAAGAAGAAATTGTGGAAGACATTGCTGACCAGTCCCTTGACCAAGGCCCGCATCCGCACACGTAATCCTCGTCAATGGGTCCGGGTTGTCAAACTGCTCAACAAGCACGGTGTGCAGTGGCATTAAACCACTCTACATCGTTTGTGGGGCATCTTGATTGATTATGACTGCACTGCTGCCAAATCCGTAATCAAACGCCCAATATCAAACCCAGAGGGTGCTAGACCTGTATTGGCAATCCAATCAGGAGAAATGACCGCATATGCCTCCTCCAATTGAGTATTGACCCATTCTTTAGTTGCCAGTTGGATTGCTCCCCATGTCACCACCCCGAAGCCACTGGCATCATAGCCAATAATTGGGAAAGCATGACCTCCAATGTAATCATTTGAAGTAGGAGACCATTCTTTTTGTTCATTGAATGAGTCCATATCCGCCTGAGTAAGGTTTGCTCCAGTGTACACTGCGCCGAATAACCAAGTGGCAATCTTCAGGTGATTGAGATTCTGAGGATTAATGGAAACAAATGCTCCAATCTTTCTACCAGCAATTCCATTTCTCTGCCAATACTTCAAGACATCCAGTTCATTGGCTCCATTATCGGTGGGGTTATTTCCATATTCATCTGTTTTTGAGGCATCATATCCAGTAATGGAACTATATGCGGATAGGATTTGGTCATCAGTGGGAATGAATAATGAACTCGCATTACTGGTCCAGAGCATTTCCATGTGACCGGCACCAGCACAAGTACAATCACCAACCAAATCATTCTTCATCATCCCCCACGAGCCACTGGGTATATGTTGACCCCAATTGATGGAGTCGGGAGGAGTTAAAATTGGAGACAGATACTTCGCCAATTTCAACGTGCGACTATCGTGTCTTACTGGGGTTCTGCCGAGTTTTAGGTTCATGCAATCAATGGTTAAAGCCATCATTTTGATGGACTTCCACAAAATCGTCCCATTCATCCCAATTCCGAGTTGACACTTGGTCGGGGATATAATATAATATCGGTCGTATGAAAACAGAATTAATCACCATAGTCATCATCTTCATCCTTATCCTGATCTCGGTCGGGGTGTACTTTTCCTTTTTTTAAGTCGAGGTACAAACGACGCTTATACAATAGTGAGTAAACCGCCGCCGCTAGAGCTAGCAGCAGGATTATGAATGAGATGACTGGGGTTATTATCCCCATGATATGCAGCACCCATTGAGAGACCACAAGGATTGGACCAGTCATTGTGGACCGGAAGAACTCGTGCAGAGTCGGGAAGACCGATTTCAAGAAATCTAGGATGGATGTTAATATTCCTTGCATAATATCATTCCGTGTAAGTAATGTGATCTTAATATTAAATATTGCATGATAGTACCAACCAATTTGAGTCCACATCCCATGAGTATAAATGTATAATACTTATGCCAAACTCGCACTTGTCCAATTGGTTCCGTTGTAAATGTACAAAATATTCGTTGACGCATTCATTTGCATATAGGCCGAGCCTACATTTGCGACCGGAGTTAATGCTTTAGTTGAACTTGAATACGGCAACTGAAACAATGTTGCTGCGACCACGGAACTTGCTGACAGAGTGCTAGCTACATTCAAGTATGAACATCCAACGTCACCATAAACGTCCAAAGCATAACGAGGATTGTTGTTATTGACCCCCATGCGGTTATAGTAGGGAGCAATTTGATAAAGATTCTGGTCATTGTTATACCAATTGGTGATGAACATTTTACCATTGTTTGTAAGCATCAATTCATTCGGAGCACAATAGAAGTCAAAGTAATATCTTAATGGAACATTTAGATTTCCGTTTTGATATACCACGAAATATCCATTCGGGCTACCGTTGTAAATGTTTGTTCCATCCCCCCAAATACCATATGAAACATCGGCAGATTGAGTCGTGAACGTAAAGCTAGAGGTATTGAATACTGTAATAATTCCTAGAGACTCATTACCAAGATACAAATTTCCATTTTGAATCAATGCGTCATCAGTGAAATAACCACCCACAAATGAACTGGTGTAAGTCAAAT